AGCTTGTGCGGCTTGGTAGGCTGCGACAACTTCCGCTGTCCACGCTGCGTTGCAGATTGCCACGACATTAGCTGGCTGACCAGTGAGGTCTTGTGCTGGTGTCAGGCTTGTGCGGTGGTAGGTCTGAGCAATCTGGTCGCCGTCTTTTAGGATGCGTGTTGCCTCGCGGTACAGCACGATGCCGTTCTCGGTAACGGTGATTTGGTCAACAGTTGTGGTTTTGGTGATTGCCATGATTTTCCTTTTAAGTTAGCCGATTTTGTAAAAACCAGCAATATCTAAAGCGTTATAAGCCGTATTTGTTCCAGTGGTCATGTCTGACACTTGCACATTTGTTGCACTTGTCGAATTTGTAGCCATGTTTGCAAGAGATACAATAGTGTTGCTAGATGGAATATACGCACGCATATTAGAGATTGCGGTAGCCCACCTGTATACACGACCCAAAGAGGCTGCTGGACTCAATTGCGTTGTTGCGTCTGTAATAAACGGCAAGCCGGAAATATTTAAATCGCCAGATGCCGTTCCCACTGTCACCACATTGGTAAATAAATTTATTTCAAAATACACAATATTCCCTATTTTTGTGTATTTTCCAGTTTGAGCAAAATAAGTTAGCGTTGTAAAAGCGCCGCTAGAAGGAGAATAAACAGGTGTAAAAGTCCCCTCCTCATAGTCATCTAGCGTGTTTGCGCCAGCGCTTGCAACTTGCGTAGCGGGGAACTGAATACCACCGCCGTTGGCTGCAACAATCCCACTGAACGTAGCTGCTGCCCCTGTTATGGCTGAGTTAAAAGTCACTGTCCCCGTCACTGTGCCGCCTGTCAGTGGGAGGGCGTTGGTTAGCGAAGTGAGGGTGTAGTATTCAATCGTGACCAGATCGCCAGACGTTGCTGCGCTTGCCAGAGTGATTGTTGTGCCGTTGGTAGCTGTGAAGTCAGCGTTGCCCAGCCTTGCACCGTTGCGGTAGACCTGTACGAAGCCGGGGGTGTAGCTGCCAGCCGAAGCAAACACAGTCTGTGAGGCCGTGGCGGTCAGGTCAGTGGCGCTCAGGAACGCAGTGTTGCCCGGTGAAGAACCCGTAATTACTGGCAGGCCCAGATACAGCACGGCAATGTTGCTTGTCCCTGAAGGCGGGGCTGGGCTGAACGTCAGGGTTGTTCCAACGACGGAGTACAGGTTGGGGTTCTGCACCACGCCACTGATGGCGACCACGATGGATGTTGTACTCGCTGGAGCGTATGTCAGCGTGAAAGCAGTGGTAGTCCCGTCACCAGAGAACTGATCGAACGGAAACGCTGCTGTGGTTGGCTCAGAGCCTATGTAACTCATTTGGGAAACTCCTCTTTAACCGCCGTGATAGCGGCCTTCCATGCGTCCATGCCACCGTGGTAGAGCAGATCAAGCTGGTCAGGGATTGATGGGTAGGCAGCAGCGCGTTGGCCTTTGTAGGCGTTGGCAGCTATGTAGGCTTGCACAGCAGCCTCGTCATAGGCGACAGGGTTGCCAACAGCGTCAAAGGCTTCGTCACCACGGATGACAGCAGCCGTAGGAGCAACAGCGTAAATTGCTTGGTGCTTGTTCATGCTGCAATCTCCATAAGGGTAATTGTTGAAATTGAAGATGATGCTTGCGCCGCAACCGTAGCAGTATTGTTTCCTGAAGTAATTTGCGTTTTGTATGTAGTAGCAGATGTTGTTGCGGGGCTATCTAAATAATTTGTTGACGCAGCTGCTGAATTAGTTGTAGTTGTACCTGTATAAGCTAATTGACCTTCAAACGCTTGAATTTGAGTTGCATTTCGCATTAGTCTTAACAAAGCGTATGTGTTGCTTAAAGATTTTTCTATCCCATTTTGGCTGACCAAAATTAATATCTTGCTTGACGCACTTGTGGGTGTAATAGTCGCGGTCAAACCTGTATCAACCGGAACATTTGTGTTGTTAGTAACAAGTGTTCCGTAAGTCCCCTGTACCACCTGCAACACACTACCCACAGGCATCTGCGCCCGTGTAGGAACCCCCGTGTTCAGGCTGTCGCTGTCTATTTTACTGAGTGGCATTGTTGTTCTCCAGCGCGGTGATGCGGGTTGTCAGGGCTGTGATGAGGGCTTGTTGCTCTTGGATTGCCGCTGTCAGTGTGGCGACCAAGAAGCTGGTGTCGATGCCTTGGTGTACTGGTTTGCCATCGGCATCCACTGCGTCTTTCTCACCAGTGACACAACCCTCGACTACCTCTTGCAACTCATGTGCAATAAAACCCTGCCCGTCACTGCCGTCCAAATTCCACTTGTAAGTTACAGGTTTGAGCAGTGCTACCTTTGCCAAAGCGCCCGTCATAGGGGCAATGGTGTTCTTTAGGCGGTAGTCAGATGATGTGTTATAGGCTGTGGCAGACGCAGTCACAGAAATTGAACCCACAGTAGCATCTTGTTTGCGAAGTTCTATAGCCGTACCATCGCTGCCAAATCGGTTGGCAAGAAATACAGTGCCGTTTCGTTCTGAAGAAACAAGACCAGTGGAAAAAACAGAAAACCCGCCAGCGTTGCTTGTTCCAGCTGTTGTACGCCCCACCATCAAGTTACCGCTGGTGTCGATACGGGCGCGTTCTGTTGCTCCATCTGCCCCATCTACACCAAAAGCTAATGCGGTACTAACAGTCATAAGACGAGCCGCCACTACACCTTCTTTTGTTATTTGAAGTGCTGTATCACCTGTGCTAGATAATGCGGCCCGTACACCAGCGGTTGACGGAGTAATTGTGCGGCCTACAAGCAATACTCCATTTGCATCCAGAGTCATTGCCTGAGTAAATGTAATGACGTTTCCTGCTGTGCCTGATGCGGCTGTAAACCAAGAATGAGAACCATCTTGCGAGTACATTGAAGCCGCCGCTGTTGTTCTGTATATATTGTTTGTGTCGTTGTTATATGCGTTGTGATACAGTCGAGTTACACCAGTTGTTGAGGCCAAAGCACCAACAGTATTGATAGACGCTGACTTCCAAGAAGCACCCCAAGCATTTGGCGTAGCCCCCAAACCCATATTCCCCGCGCTGTCAAACCTTGCAGCCTCAACCCCGCCTTCAGCAAAAGCAATGGTGTCAGCCGCAGGGAAGAAGATGCCGGTGTTGGTGTCTCCATCGTTGGTAATAGAGGGCGTAGTGGCAGAACCATCCGCAACCGTCACCGTGTTAAACGTAGCCGAAGTGCCAGACGGAATAGCCAAGCTCAGATTGGTTGTACTTAGATACCGCACATACACGTTGCTCGTACCTGACGATGGCGCTACGGAAAATGTCAGGGTTGTGCCCGACACAGAGTAGCCGCTGGGAATCTGTTCGACATTGTTGACGATCACCTCGATGTCATTGACCGAGTTGACTGCCCTGCTCATGGTAAAGCTGACAGCAGCCCCCGTGCCGTTGAAGTAGTCCGTCCCAGCAATGAAGCTCTGGGTAGTCGGTGTGGAGCCTATGTATGACATTAAGCAATCTCCAGCAATGAGCAGACTGCATCAGCAGACGTAGCCGCAGAGGTCACAACCAGCAAGACATCAGCCGCTTCCAGCACGACCTTCTGGTCGCCACCCACAATGACCAGTGAACCCCCAACAGGAACCACGCCTGACTTAATCAGGTAGTAGCTCACCGCGCTGGAGGTGATGTACGCATCACAGGTGATTGGCGAAGCCGAAGTGTTTGCAACAGAGAACCCGATGATGGTGGTCTGCGTTGAGGCTGGGCATGTGTAAACAGTCGCGGGGGACGTGCCCACGTTCTTGCTCAGGAAGTTCTTGAAGGTATTTGCCATGATTTATCCTAATGCGATTGCCAAAGCTACGGCGGTTCCAGCGGGGTCTACTTGAAGTGCTGTTTGAGCAGCGGCCACCGTAGTCGCTCCAGTACCGCCATTGACAAGCGCCACTATACCGGTGACATTGGCTGCTGTGCCCGTGGTGTTTTGGTTAAATGTTGGAAATGTAAAAGCGCCGGTGCTAAAGTCTCCAGATGCCGGAGTCCCGAGAATAGCCCCAGCGGCAAGTGTTGCTACACCGGATACGCTGAGCTTACTGATGGCAACTGAACCAGTGCCGTTAGGCGTGATAGTGATGTTGCCGTTTGTATCGGTGCTAATGATTGTGTTGGCATCGAGTCGAAGATTGTCTACATCAAGCTGGGAGAACTTACCTGTAGTTGCCGTGGTAGCACCAATTGTCGCGCCGTCAATCGTGCCGCCCGTAATAACAGCAGTTGAAAGTTGCGCGTTGATGTTATTAAAGTTGGCATCAAGCTCCGCATTTGTCAGCGGAGAGCCTTTACCAGCCCGTGTAGTAATACTTGCCATGTGTTACTCCTTACACTGCCGACAACGTAATCGTCCAAGTGATCACCATTGTATCAGTGGCAGCTTTGTTCACAACTGCAAAAACTGTGCGGCATAGCATGTCTCCGCTAGACGCTGCATTAAAAACACCCGCTTCTGTGATTGCTCCTGTACCTTCACCCGGATTAAATGTACCTACGTAGACAACGCTTTCATTGTTAGCGCCGCTAATCGTGGTGCTGGTCAAAGCTTTACGACTGCCTAACAGATTGCCTAGGTCGGTGTTTGCTGCCGCAGCAGGAGTTGTGCCTGACCCCACAGCCATATGGCTCATTACGGCCTTGGCAACACCGACCATGCGGCTAATGATGTAGGCCAACCCTGCGTTTACAACAAGGTTATCAATCTCACGTTTTTCTTTTGCGTACCCGTGTTGATCTGTAACTACGATACTAAGACGACCACGCGAGCGGAGGTTTTCAATTTTGTTCATCACAACTTCCTTCTATGAAAAAGCGCGGGACTCGCCCACATAATCTTCTAAAAAATAACTCATATCAACAGTGTAGCCTTGACTATACAGCGTACCGGAACTAGCCGCCGCAGGAATCTCGGCCAGTATTTTTGACATCACATACTTACGATCTGCATCTACCAGAGCCGCTTGATTTTCCAGTGATTTAAAGAACTCAATCAACTGATCATCTTCTGACAACGCTCCGTTTATATCGTCGGTAACATTAGTGCTCTCAGAAAAACTACGCTGAAGCGAAATTGCTTTAGCATCAACAGTAGACACAGGATCGGTAACAGGTTTAGAAACTGCAAATACAACCTGCGTTCCTAAAGTATATGTTTGAGCGCTGGGTGCTCCAATTACGTAATCTTGGTCAAAATACAGTCCGTCATCAAAAGTTGCTACCCCGTCGATAGGACTCTTGTTAGGAACAACGCCGATGCTCTCAGACGCTGCTACAGAGTCACTCAGTGGCTTACTTGCTGTGCGACTTAAAGCGTCAGCAGTGCTTGCTGTGTCTGTGAGAATTAAAAATTTTATAAAATCCCCAACTGCAACAGCAAGTCTTTTGGAAAGCACAACCGTCCGCAGCCGAACTCCAAGAGCAGCCGTAGCTAAGCGTTTGGACAACACGCCCAAACGTAGCCGAATAGGGCTGATCGAAGTTCTTAACTTCATGTGAAATCTTCTCGAATAGTAAATTGCAACAGATCAAAAATTGTCTCTCGCAAACCGGAAGCTAGCAAAGTCTCGACTTCGCCCTCGTACTCACCAGCAGCAAGGTTTAAATCTGTAGCCTGCCAAACTATAACGGCAACTCCCGTAAGAGGAGCAGTGATGGTGGCGTTACGGCTTACTAAAACGGTTGTTGTGTCAACTGCACGAAGGTGCAGAGTGACCGTTGCCCCCGTTAAATCGACGGCGCTACCAGTGAGTGAATCAGTAAGTGTGAGCCGGAGTTGCGGGCCAGTATCATCACGTACAAGTTTAATTGTGGACATATCAGGCTCCGAAAGGCTGCATCTGAACACGGAACATGCCGCGAGAATTGCTCAAGTTTGCCCGTGCTCTACGCTCTGCGGTCTGTGACGCAAATTGTTTAGCATGGTACGCAGCTAACTCACGATCAGACCAATTCGCATTGGGCAGCACCAGTAGTTGTTGCAATGCACCATGCACGATGACATCCTCAAGATCATCGAACACTACATCGTCCATAGCTGTAGCAGAACGTGTAGGTTTGAGGGCGTAAAACTGCCTCATGGTGTACGTACGCTCTGCATCCGGCAACGGCAGCACTATAAATTGGTCAGGGGAAATCTGTGCAATAGAGCGCGGCTCTGAGCCAAACTCTGCAATGTCTTGGTTTGTAGTGTACTTATCCGCCCATTCAGGATACAACATCAACGCTTTATCTAGCGTCAAAGGCTCAAGGGTTTGGTTGTTCATCAAAGAACTAAACACAATATGAACCTGTGTGTCAGAAGGTTTGCGGTACGTATACAAACATGTGCCGGGTGTCAGATTAAACACAGGCTGTTGATACCGGTACGCCAAAGTTTTTTCGCAAGCTCTGATAGCTGAGTCACGTATGTACTGAATAACTGTGGGGCGTGGGCATCCGGGCACACTCGGCTGTAGCCTCGAAACAAGCGTAGAAAAATCTCTAGTAGACATTAGACCACCTGTCGCGGATCAAGTCCGCCCTCTTCTGTGTCTGTGATGACACGGGATTGCAAACTAACGCCCAGAGTCTGTACAAAAGAATCTTGAAACAATTTAGCACGCCCAGAATTTACGTGCTCGTTATCAATAGACTCGGCTAAAAATACTGTGCCGTCTACAAGAACAGTAAAGTACGCATCGGGGAGGGTGATCGTGTCATTGAGCGCAAACACTACGGGGGAAGCCACGTACTCGCCTACCAGTATTGTACTTGCAACCGGTGCTGGATACACAAAAAAGTTTGTCGGGTTGCGCACATGCCGCATAAAATTTATCGGCACATCTGGCGGCTCAGTTACCCAGTTAGGGTAGTTTTCGTTGAGTGTCTTGCGCGACACTTCAACTATTGCGTCCCCGCCCTTGACGTTAA